GAAAAGCAACATGCCTTTTGGATACAATGCTGGATCTGGAGCGTCTGGGTCCATATAGTCACTTGCCATTAAGTCTGCAATAGTTCCTGGTGTGGAAGAGTTTGCTCCTTGTGTATTGTATCTAGCATCAGCAAACAGTATACCTTCGTCTGTTGTTTGGTCTCCTGTATCCATTGCAAACCATCTGTTTGCAATAGGAAGATCAGTTCTATCAGCATTATGTTTGTAAATTTTTGGATAATTTTCTAAGTCTGAAGTGTCAATCCATAAGTCTCCAGTTACTAGTGCAGTTCCGTCACTTTGTAACACTGGCGCTGTTGCAGAAACTGTAGGACCTTCTGGATCTGGAGTTTTTGTGCTATCTGCATTATAAAATGGAGATGCTGTTGAACTCTGTCCACTTGATCCATCATAAACATAACCTACAAACTCACTGCCGTTGTGAACTAAAATATCTGCTTCGTCAACTGTTGAATTGTACCATAGTGTACCTTCAGTAGTTGTAGCAGTAACTTGTGTGTCACTAGCTGTGTAGCTTAATACTCTCCAAGTAGTTGCTTGAAGTTGTAATGGATTTGTTGATCCTGATGTTCCCTGTGCATATTGCAGATTAGGTGTTCCGCTTGTAGCTGAAACATAAGGTGAAAATCCTGCATTTGTTAGTACACTATTTGTATCAACAAATTTCATTTCACCACCTAATGCATGTGATATAACAACAGTATTAGTTGCGGTGACAGTAGCACTAACATTCTCAATATTAGCTGTGTTAATTGCACCTGCTAATACTCCTGCATCACTAACTGCACCTGTATAAGTTGCAGAAACTGTTATTGCCGCGTTAAATGCTAGTTGTGTATTATCTGTTGAAGCTACAGTAAATGTTTTAGTTCCTGAAGAAATGCTTCCTGAAATAATTTTGTTACTTGTAATAACTGTAGGAGCAACACCTTGTCTTCTAAATATTTTAAAAGTACCTAAAGGCTTTGTATCGCCTGCAACATTACTTTGTACATAAAGGTCTCCGGTAAGCATATTTGTTCCACCACCGGTTTTATCCATTTCATAAATTGCTTCTCTATGTGAAGGATAAATTCCAGGGTTTACTGTTTCCCAAAGCTGTGTACTGTTATTCCATTTTTTAACTGAATATTTTGCACCAAGATTGGCTGTGGTTGTTTTGATCCATACAGAACCTGTTGGTCTTGAGTAAGTATCAGCAGTTTTATATTCTGGAATATTTGTATGTTTTGCAATAGTTAATGCTGGCGGATAAAACGTACCAGCAGTTATTCCTAACTCTGTAAGTTTAGTTGAATCGCCACCTATTAGCACATCACCTGCTGTAGTTGAATCTTCAGCGGCACTACCTGTACCGTCACTGTAAATCTCTAACTTACCGTCAACTGCTTCTGCTGTAACTCCTGTAATAGAAAGTCCATTAATTGTAGAAGCAACGTTTGCTACTGTATTAGCTGACGATATTGATACTGATGTACCATTAATACTTATTGAAGCAGTTCCAGCAAATGTTGGATTTGCTACAGAACCTTGTATTGTAGGCCAACTCTTGCACCAAGGATCACTACCTACTAGTACCCATGTACCACTTGTATTTCTGTAAAATACTTTATTTAACGTAGAAGTTGCAACAACAGCATAATCACCAACTTTACCGACTGTGCTGGCAGGGATGTCGCCGGAAAATCCGTTAGTACCTAATGAACCTGTGTTAACAACTTTTGTTGTATCTGTAATTACAATTGGAACCTTGTTTGTAAACACTTGACCTTTGTTTAATACAGAAGCACCGTTCCATTCTTGAACGCCCCATAATGTATTTGCTGTGTCAAGCCAATAAGTTCCATCTGCAGGTGTTGCCGCAGGAGCTGTTGTCGAAGCATCTAGTTGACTTGTGTCAACGTCTGCTCTCACTACATAAGCTCTGTTTGCAATACCTAAATATGAATAAGCCGCTTGTAATCCATACTCGTTTAATTCGCTTCCGTGTATTGGATTATTGCTTGTATCAGTTTTGAAGACCGGATCTCCAAAATTGTCTACTAAATCTCTTTGTGAAGTTAATAAGTACACCTTGCCTGCGTTTGTAGCTAATGTACCTGGTGCTGTTCCTGTACCTGCACCGTTTTTCTTGTTTGCCGCACTAGCGACAAATATCATTGGAAGGGTACCTGGTTCCGCGGGTGTATAGAAACTTTCATCTACTACGCTAACCGATACTCCTGGTGATACTAATCCTGCCATGTTAATCTCCTATCGTGGACGTCATCATTCTACTTGTATTTAGCAAACAAAGTTGAAAACACCCATACAAACCTGCATGAAAAGGGGCGGAAAAGGTGAGCTAAATACAACATGAGACCGATATGTACGTTATGTGTTACTAGACCCGCCGCTATAAATTACAAAAAAAATAATAGAACATACTATAGAAAAAAATGTGAAGTATGTTTAAAACATAGTGGTGCAAACTATGGAACTCCTAGATGGAAACAAGTTGGCTACGAAAAGAAAAACAGTTGCGAAAAATGTGGATATAAAAGTTCTCATTCAGAACAGTTTAATGTATTTCATATAGATGGAAATTTAACTAACTGTAATTATAGTAATTTAAAAACTATCTGTGCTAACTGTCAACGTCTTATACAAAAAAACGGTGTCAGATGGAAACAAGGTGATCTTTTACCAGACTTTTAAGATCTTCAGTAGTTCCGTCGTTTGCTAAAATGTAATCCATTTGTACATTGGCCCAAGCCCATTCAGACTTATGTACATCAGTAGGTTCTTGGCCTAGATCTTTGTACAATCTAAACCAAAGTGGATCAGGACCTCTTCTAACTTGGCATATTCTTCCACCTAACGATCTAATCATTTTAGCTTCATTCTCAAATCGCACGTCTGGAATAACATAGTTTTTATCTTTGTTGTTTAATAATTGTTGTTTTACTAAACTTACCCAGATGCCATCATAAAAACCATTACGCATACAATCAGTACCAAATAGTTGAAGGATAAGGCGCGGTGTAATTTCTTCACTAGTTTCTTTTGTCCAGAATTCGTCTTGTTGTTCTCGCCACTTTCTTGAGTCATCTGTGTCTCCTTCTAACATTTGCCTGTCCCAACCAAACACAGAGCTAACTCCGTCTTTTAGTTTATCTGCAAATGAAAGTTTTTCGTAGCTATGTTCTTCGACTAAAATGTCAGCGACTGTACCTTTTCCTGAGCCAATCAGTCCACAAATACCTATAATCATAGTGAGTCCTTTAATTGTATATATTATACGATATTATAGGGTGTTTGTCAAGTGGTTTTTAACCTATGCTAAATCCGTAGCCCATACCGCCTGGTATTGCTGTAGATACTTCAGACTCTAGTTTTTCCATCTCTTGTTGTGCTTCTGACTTTAGTGTGTCACCATTAAGTTGTCCACCACCTTGTGGTCCAGCTATTGTTGCAAACTTGCTTCTAGCTTCGCCTAACATGTATTTGCATGTTGCTACAGTATAGTCTTTCAACCATTGCTTTGCAAGGTAATCATCTAATAACTGCTCATCTGGTCTGTAATTATAGCAAAATAAAAGTAAATCTTCTTCAGCTCTTGGACGTTGGAGAAGTGTAAGTTTTTTCGTAGTGCTATTCCATTTGAATTCTATAAATGATCCAAACATTCTGCCTACTAATTCTTGGTACTGACTAAACATGTCATATGTAGCTAATCCGCCCATATTACTACTTGATAAAAGATAGGTATTCGTATATGCCAAGTTAAATGGTTCGAATAGTGTTCCGCCGTCGCCTCCACCTGTCCTAGATCCTATGCTTCTTCTAAACAGTCTTCTTACTTCCATTATCTCACTTGGTAATGTATATTCATTTTGATCTATAACAGTTGGCATAAAAAAGTAGGATTCTTCTACAGAATTATCAGAACGTTGTCTAAATCTTGTTAATGCTTTTGTAAGTGCAGTTTCATAGTGGTCGGGGTCTAACTCAACGTCAACCATACCGCCACCTAGCATGTTATATGCGTAATCAAACACTTCTTGCTTCTTAGTTGCTAATGTTGCCATATACTTCTGTCTCCGTAGTATTTATCGTTCGATAAATATGTATATGCCGAGACTGTCTTTATACAAACCCGAAAAAGGGAAAGATTTCGAATTTATAGATAACAGAATCTATGAGATGTTTACTGTTGGTGGAACTGATGTAAACATACACAAATACCTTGGTCCCAAGCAAGTAGATAGTGCTAACGCAACTGCGGATCAGCCTGCATACAACGCTGTAGCGGAAACAAATATACAAGATTTATTGTTTTTAGAAAATCGAGATAGAAAATATGATCAAGATGTATACACTATAAGAGGTGTATACAATGTTGCAGATATAGACTTTAATTTATCACAGTTTGGACTATTTTTAAGTAACGATACGTTGTTTATGACTGTGCATATAAGCTCTAGTGTAAAAACTATTGGTAGAAAGTTGATGTCTGGCGATGTTATAGAATTACCACATCTGAAAGATGAATATGCATTAGATGATTTTTCTTTGGCATTGAAAAGATTT